CATTATCTAGCTCGATAATGCGCGTATTCCATTCTGGCCCGCCTTCAAAGCCATAGGCTACCCGGCGTGATAACCGATAATCGATAAAACTCATGCTTTATTATCTCAAATAATAAAGGGGGTATTATCTAAGTTTTAGATTATTTAGCTAGAAAGTTAATAACTTAAGCCGGTGTTGCGTAATGTTGTTGCCATTGTTTCCAGCCCAAACAGGCCATCGCCAGCGTATGCGGTACTTTAATCTTACCGCTGCCATAACGGCTGATAGTACGCGGGGCAACACCCAGTGCGGCGGCGGCGGCGTTTAAGCCAAGCCCGGCCTCTGCCCGCCACTGCATAAATATCCGCGTATCTTCGTCTTCAGCCGATTGCGCTAGCGCGTCCAGCAACAAGGTATCTGCGCCAATTTGAATATCCACAGCAGGCCATTCCACCGTCCAGCCTGCATCACCTAAGACAGCACCGGCAAAAGTATGCGCGTCTTTCAGTGGGGCAAGGCCAGGATAACGCGCTATATCCTTGCTCATATCCAACAGAAAATCTCTTTTGTCGATAAAACGCAGCGCCAGCGTGTTACCCGGTTTGGCCTGCACGCTTTCAAGGCGGGGACGTTTCATAGTGGGTGCCATGTTTGCCATTGTGTAAGTAAGTCCTGCTGATGATCAACTATCCATTGCAACGCTTCATCTAACACCGCACGCGGGGCGGTGCCTGCCAAAATGGCAACAGGTAAAAGGCCAATCATCACATCCACACCGGCACCGGTCAGAGATGCACATGTGGCGGCAAATGGTCTTTTTCCCTAAGTTCTAAGCGGTATTTGGTGCGAAACCGTATCAGCGTTGTCATGTTGGGTAGGTTAGCATATATCGCCACATTGGCGATATATTACCCCGTTCGTGACAATCCGCGCCGGGTTTCCCGACCGGCGTGGCGGGCGATTTGTTCCGGGGTGCGGCGGTCAGGCCGTCCATCAATTTTTACGTGGATGGTTTGATTGACGCTGCGCCCTGAACCGGCTCCGGCTAAGGCGCGGGTGTGCTCGGTGTTCAGAATTTGGCCGGTGGTGCGCGGGATAAACAATTCGGGGCCGCGTTCGCCCACCACATAACTGCGTTGGCCGATCACATCCCCACCGCTGGCCCGTGCGCCGCCAAACATCCCGGCTACAGTGCTCATCCATGAACCGGAGGCACCACCGCTAAGGCTGCCCAATGCGCCTAATGCGCGCTGGGTCAATTGTTCAGCGGCCATGTTTACGAGACGCTGGCGTAGGTTATCGAGAAAGCCGGTTAGCGCATCTTTAACGCTGGCTGTACCGCTTAGCACGTCGGTAAACGCCTCTTTGGCGCTGGTGCGGAAATCGTCCATTAAGGCGATTTGCTGGTTCATCGCCTCGCGCTGCTGCTGTAAGGCATCAACGGTATCTAAAATGGCGTGGCCCATCTCGCTTTCTGCCTCCACCCCGGCTTGTAACAAGGCATTGCGTTTTTCCAGTTCTTCCCGGCTCATGCCCAGCGTGGCTATTTCCTCATTTAGGCGGTCTAACACGCCCTTGGCTTGCGCTTGCTGCGCCTCTAATTGTGCGGCCTTTTCCTTTTGTTCATTTAAGCCGCTTAGCGTAGTGAGCAGCTCACTGTAGCGCTCCAATTGTTCCGGTGTGGCCCCGGCGACCTCCAATTCAAACACTTTGCGCTCGTTTGCGCCCAGATGAAAGCCGTCTATTTCCACCTGTAACCGGGCTAAGGTGCCTTCGATTTGCTGATAGAGGCGCTCGGCTTCAGAAACGGTCTGCTTCAATGCGCGCGTGCCTGCATGGCTAATTTCTTGCAAACCCATTTCTACCGGCGCAGCCATTTTGGCGGGTAAATCGGCGGGGTCAATGGTTACGCCTTTCCAAATAGCATCCAGCCTTGAGTATACATTACTTATACCATCGACAAGATCAAAAGAACGGGCTTTAGCAATCTCGACGGCTTGCCCAAATTCAAGCGTTAACACCTTCCAAGCAATTGCGGCCGTAGCCGCCAGATGCTTTCCCACTTGATTAAACACCTCTGCGACAATCACGCCCACAGAACCCACCAACTTCAGCCCGGTTGCGGCCACCTGTGAAAGGCTGCCCAACCGCTGTGCGCCTTCGCCAGCGCCCTGAAAATGCCCGGTTAGAGCAACCAGCGAGGGCAATAACTGCGCCGTGAGTTGGTTAATAAAGCCTTGTTTAAGGCTGCTTAGCTTGCCCAGTTCTGCGCCAAAATGCTGCGCCGCTGCCGCCGTTTGCCCATCTAACGTTAGGCCCAATTGCGCGGCTTGCTGCTCCATCTGGCTAATGGCCGCACTGCCTTGGCTCAGCATATTAACCAGCGGCATGCCTTCGGTATCAAACAGTTTCATCGTCACCGCTAAGCGCTGGCCTTGGTCTTGCGTGGCTTTGATCGCCTCAGCTAACCGCTTGAATTGCTCATCCGGGTGCAAGCGATCCAATTCAGCTGCACTTAGGCCCAATTGTTCTAAGGCGTTGGCCGCTGGTCCGGCTCCTTGCGTGGCCTCGTGAATGCGCCGAGTCATCCGACGCAAGGCATTATCAAATGTGCCTGCGCCAACGGCGGCCATTTGTTCAGCGGCATAACGCAAGCCAGACAGTTTCTCCGTGGTGGTGCCAATCATTGCTGCTTTATTAGCCAGTTCGTCAATGGCTGAAATATTATTTTTCACCATCACAGATAATGCCGTCGTTGCCCCTGATACCGATAAGCTAATGGCTTTGGCCGCCGTGGCGAACTTTTTTAAACTACTTTTAGCGCGTTTTAAATCGGTAATAAAACTGCCGGTACGCGCCAATACATCAATAACAATTGATCCTGCCTTAGACATGAACAATAACTCCTTATTAACTGGATCGGTTTACACCCAAGGCGGCCAGTGTGCGCCGGTCAGTTCCATTTAAATGTGCAATCATCGGGTCAGGTTGCAGCCAGTCTAAGGTTTCCTTTAAAGCGCGGTTGGGCTGCATGGTATTGATACTAGCCAATAAAGCAGCGGGCCGATAATAACGATGCATATCATCAAAGGGGTACATTAAATAAAATTTGCGCCAATTTTCATATTCACTGTGCGGCATGTGATCCAATTCATACACACATTTACCCAAGGCTAAGGCCAGTTTATGCTTAAATACCTCCTCTACGCTAAGTCTTTTTTTTGATTATAAACACCGGCCAATTCCAATATGGGTGCTAGTAAACATGCGCTGGCTTTATGATTTAATTTCAGATGTTTAGCATGATCATCACCGTCAAATACCCGGCGTTGTAAGGTGGGATCATACAAACAGGCCGCAATCAATTCTTGCGCGCCATAAAGCCTATTATTGACATCTTTACTGGTTTCAGCCGCATGCCAGCGCCGAATATCGGCAGCGGTTGGCTCTAAGAAATATAAATCTTGCTGTGACCCATCGGGCATTGTCACCTGTTTTAAATGTGGCTGCTCACTTACTAAAAATTGATCTAAATTCATTGTATATGTCTCAAGGATACGGGCCATTAAAATGCGGCATGGCCGGGCCACTGCGTTGAACAGTCAAGGTGCCGCGTATAATCTCATTGAGGGCAATATCTATTTCTAACCCGGCAATATAACCGCTAAAAGAAATGCAGGTGCGATTAGCCGGTAGAGTAAACCCATCATTCGTGCTATTTAATGTAGGCAGGTCTTTACCATCAGATAAACCGATTAACCACGGCAAAATCTGCCCCGAATCTTTGAGTAAGAATAATAATTGATGCGATAAAGCACCGGGAATAAAATTAAAGGGAACCGATAATTGCCCCGGCGTGCTTAACCCTTGTTTATAAGTGCGCACACGATCTTCTAAGCAGGTATCTTCAATTTGATCCGTCGTATCACCTATGCCAGTAATACCCGTGGGGCAAGCGAATTTGAGTATCTGCGGTGTTGCGCCGGGGGTTAGCGAAACCATCACAAATAATTGCGTTCCAGTGGTTTCTATCGTGTTTTTTGCCATGGCTTTAACTCATTAAAAGCGCTGGTGAATCATATCAGTTTGTAAACTAATTCGGTAAAAATTAGTATCTTGTTCTTGCATCATTATTATAACGTGATTGGGTAGATTGCGATCATCTAAACGATCACGTACCGCTTTAGCCAGTTCATAACACCCAGCTTGATTGTTATGCCAACAATCTATTTGTACGCTATAACCATCTGATACAGGGCTGCCAGAAAGATGATGGTGCGGCGTGTGGCTGATGATATGAAACGTAATATAGGGCGGTTGCGTGCCTTGTTCTATGCGACCAAATGGGCCGATATTATCCCCGATGATGGCCGTAATTGTGGGCTGATTAAGTAGCGCATATATATCAGGGAACATCATTCATCACTTATCGCGTAAACCGTGCTTTTTAGTTAATAACTTAATACGACGGGCTAAATCACTTTCAATAGTACCGTTGCGGCAAAGGCCGGGCGTAACCATGGGCGCGGTGCTTGATGAGATGAACCATATTCTAATAAGTGCGCTGTTTTTTGTGTAGTCACTCGTTTACCGGCCTTTTCTCGCTTCCCGATTTTGGCCCCATCATAGGCTTTGCGCCGCACCCGCACTAAATACCGTTCGCCATTACCGTTTAATAAGCCTTTACCACGTGAGGCAACTACATTTTGTTCTAATAACCCGGTGCTGTCTCCGTGTTCGTGCTGAATCACGGCATTTAAATTAAGGCGCGCTTGATCTCGAATCAGTCGCGCGCCTTTGGCTAAAGCTAATTTAACTGGCCCGCCATTTTTACTAACAATATCTGCGGGCAGCCTGTGTAAACTGTCTAATACACCGTCTAAACCTGATAATGTAATCTCGGTTTTCATCCGCCGTCACCGATACCGGCCCTGCATTTAATTCGGTATTCACGCCGGGCGCTGGCATCTGTTTCTGGCAAGCCTAAGATATTAAAGATTTGCCCATCCCAACGAATACGCCATGCAGGATCAATACCACCGGGAAACCAGCGCACAGTCATACGTGCAACGACCTCAGCGTGTTTTTGACCCGATTGTATCGCTTCATCCTTACCGGGGCCGGTTAATACCTGTGCCGGTATATTTTCTAATAAACCCATATTGGGGATATCTACAATTTCCCATGTTTCATTAATCAAACCATGGGCATTGCGCGTCATCACTTTACGTTCAAAGGTAATAGTATGCCGTAAGCGGGCCGATAAACTCATGCTTATACCCCCATATAGTTTCGATAAGGGAACAGTTTAATTTCAGCCGCGCGGCGATAACCGATAATTTCTTCTGGATTAACTGCATCAATACTGGCGTGTACTAATAACAATACCGCCTCTACTACATCAGGGCATAATATCCCCATACTTCCCGGTGGGCTGCCTGCTGGCACGGGATCACGCGGCAAGGTGAGGCGATTCATAAAGTTAATCGCTTCCCGTTCTGCGCTATTTAACGCCTGTTGCACGTCCTCATCTAAAAATGTTCCGATTAAACGCAGGCGCTGTTTAGCGGTAGCTAAAGGAATTTCACTCATTTTAATAACTCTATTTGATTTATTTACTTTCTCCATCTTAATAAGACAGA